GGTAACTTATTGCATGGGTTTCACATAGAACGAATAAAATAAAATAATAATATGAAAGGGGTTGGGGATAAAATAAAGTCGTTAGGAAAATGGATTGATAGCAAAGATGAAACAATAGTTCTCATTCTTGCATATCTCCTCACCATTGGACTATCTGTCTTATGGAGTGTATATACTAACAAATAAAGTTTGGTGTGTTAAAATAACATAGACAAAACATAAACGATGCCATTTGAAAAAGGAAATCAATTAGGAAAAGGAAGACCTGCAGGACAATTAAATAGAAGTACTGAACAGGCAAAACTAACTATTGCTAGATTAGCCAATAGAGGATTAGACAACATTAGTGAGGACTTAGAGAAAATAAGAAAGCAAGACCCATTGGAAGCTGCAAAGTTATATCTGAAATTATTAGAGTATATCGTACCAAAGAAAGCTGCAGTTGAAATAAGTGGACAAATAGACCAACGCATCCAACAAATCAGTATCAACATAACTAAATCAGGCAGTGAACTTAGAGATTAATACTACGATAACATTTGAAAACCTATTAGAAAGTAAACAAAGAGTTACACACCACATAGGAGGAACTCGTAGTGGAAAGACTTATGCAATCATTCAGTTTCTAATAGTAGAAGCATTACAAAATCCACAAACAGTTACAATAGTAAGAAAGACTATACCATCATTGAAGAAAACTGTGATGAAAGACTTTAAAGATATTTTAATCGGTATTGGTATATGGGATGAGAATAGATTAAACATTGCAGATAGAGTATACAACTTTCACAATGGTGCAACAATACAATTCATAAACACAGACGACCCTGATAAGTTAAGAGGATTAAAATCAGACATACTCTTTATAGATGAAGCAAACGAAGTAGATGAAGATGCATACTTTCAGTTGAGTATAAGAACAACAGGCAAAATTATTTTAGCTTATAACCCAACGGTATCACCTTATAGTTGGTTAAGACAGATGCAAGATTGTGAAAGGTTTACAACTAACTACAAAGACAATCCGTATCTACCAAAAGAAATGGTTAAGTCTATTGAGGACTTGCAACAAAAGAATCCTAAACTATGGAAGATATATGGATTAGGTGAGTACGCTGCAAATGATAAAGCAATATACCAATTTGAAGTAGTAGATACATTTGATGCAGAGTTTGTTGCGTTTGGATTAGATTGGGGATATGGTGGAGATGAACTGGCATTAGTTGCAGTTTTTAAAGAAGGTGAGAATCTTTACTTAGAAGAATTGATATATGAGAAAGGAATGGTAATGAAAGATATTGCTGACAGATTGGAAAAGTTAGGTATAAATAAATCATATGAGATATTCTGTGATAGTAGTGAACCTCGTAGTATAGAAGAACTATATAGATGTGGGTTTAATGCTAAAGCAGTTAAGAAAGGGCCTGATAGTATTAGGTTTGGTATATCAGTATTACAAAACTATAAGTTGCATGTATTAAAGACATCAACTAATTTAATAAACGAAATGTACGGATATCAATACTCAACGGATAAGCATGGATATACAACGGACACACCAGAAGGTGGATTAGACCATTTACTTGATGCAATGCGATATGTTGGTATGATGAAGTTAACACAAAAAGCAGTAAGGAAAGGTTCTTACGCAATAACAATAAGATAGTATGGAATCAAAAGTATGGACAGAAGATGAGTTGAGAGATTTAATCCTATATGCAAAAGAGATGCAAAACACAAACGAAACACTCCGTGCACAAATCATAGCAATGGATGCAATGTTGAAAAACGAAATGAGTAAAACAAAACGATTAACACAAATAATAAAATTATATGAAGCAAACAATTAAAGTACTGGCATTAACAGAATGGAAAGATGTTACATTAAAGAAATACTTAGATATGATGGGTGACATCGAATCATATAAAGATGATGAAGAAGCAGTCACTGCATTGATGTTACACCACTTAGCAGGAATACCATACGAAGAACTAACTAACGTATCTGCTGAAAGTTTTAACATACTGAAAGAAAAGATATCAAAGTTTTTGAAACCAGAAGAGATGGAGTTGCAGAAGTTTGTAACCATCAACGGAGTAGAATATGGATTCGAACCTAACTTATCTAAAATGTCTTATGGTGCATATGCGGACATTAGTCAATACGATACTATATCAATAGATAAGAATTGGGCAAAGATAATGTCAATACTATACAGACCTGTAACTAAAAAGGAGAAGCATGGTTTATATCAAATAGAAAAGTATACAGGCGTTATAGATGACAAACTATGGTTAGATGTAACTATGGATATACACTTTGGCACTTTGTTTTTTTTTCTGAATTTGCAACTGGACTTAATGAAAGGTACCCTGAAATCTTTGACGGAGAAGGAACTTCATCCCAACATCAAATCAATTTTGGAAGAAAGTGGAGAAGCTATTCAACAATATACGAACTTGCTGAAGGAGACATCGAAAAAATAGATAAGGTTGTATTAGAACCATTAGAGAAGTGTTTACTATTCCTTGCATACAAAGCTGATAAGAATCAGTTAGAAACTCTATTACATAAGGAAGCCATTAGGAATATGAAATAATCAACCATTTTTGGAAATCCGATTGTTAAACATAAAACATCACATATGCCTTGGAGTAATAGTAAGAATGGAGCATTAAGATATTCAGTTAATCGTGAGAATAACTCAGGATATTATATTGGCCCAACAAGAGGATTAAGTTCACCAAAGAATAGTAGACGAGCATGTCTATGTTTAGATTCAAACACATACGATGTAAGTTGTTGTAATGGTGCTTTAATGGAGCAAGGTATCGGTGTAATCCAATCTGCAACAAGAACCAAAGGTGGTGCATTCTCAGACGGATATAGTGATGGATTTGATATTATATTAGACTAAAACAAAATAAAGATATGTCAGAATTATCTAAACAGGCCTTAAAGGTTGACAACAATCAATCCTTTCCAAATAACAACAACGGAGCAATCACTCCATCGATATTAAGAGCATTCAATGTAAACATGATTGACTCTATGGTTGATGAACAATCATACAATGTAGATAGTGCAAGTTGGAATCAACAAATAGATTCAATAGAACAATTTACTTCGTCTGCTGTAACCTCTGCAATCACTGCAAGTTCATTAGTGACTGCATCATTTGACAATGGTACAAGAAACTTAACATTCACAAAAGGTAATGGAACTACATTTGCAGTAAACATTCCTGATGTTAGTGGTTCGACTGGTAACTTTGCAACTACTGCATCATTCAACGCGTATACCGCATCAAATGATATTAAAGTAAATTCTTTAATTGCAGCAACTGGAAGTTATGCAACAACAGGTAGCAATACATTTACAGGTAATCAAACTATAAATGCAGAGTTAATATTAACTGGCTCTAAATATTTTAGAATAGGTGACAATCAATCTATATCCACAGGAATAGTAGGTGGTGGTTTAACTATTGAGTCGCAAGGTGGAAATCAAATTAGAAACCTTGCGGGTGGTGGAAACATTACATTACAGAATACACAAGGAGATATTCTAATATCAGGTAGTGCAACACAAATACAAGATGTTGACTTTATTCCATTTAGTGCATCTTTGAATACAAGAATACTAGCAATCACAGGTAGTGGCGGAACTATTAACACAGGTAGTTTCGCAACAACAGGTAGCAATAACTTCTTTGGTGTAGAAAGTATAAATGATACCAATTTAGCAGGCTTAGGTAGTTCTAATGGTGAAGTTTATTTATTAGGTAGAAGTGGTAGTTTGATATTAAGTAATGGTGTATCAACACCGACATATGCATCCCTTTCTCATATAAGTTCTTCACAACCTAATGGAAATACGAACTTAATATTCAAAACGAATACTGGTAACTTTTCGACAATCGTATCAGGTAGTGGAAACATATTTACAAATGCATCGTCAGCTGGGCTTACAGGTTATGTAAGATATATAGGTGGGTCAAATAACATATTTACAACTCAATTACCTGAACTTACGGGTAGTGCTGCAAGTGTAAGTGGAAACAGACCACAAATGAATGCAAACTTTATAAATCATGCATTTAGAATAATCCAATCACCTACCGCAGCAACTCACCAATATAATAATAATATCGGATTGGGAACTGCAAACACTTGGAGTATGAATATGCAAGGTAATACAGGTGCAGTAACTGTTAATCATAATTTAGGAATCAATGCTACTTTAAACATTAACTCACCTTCTCGTTCTATTGCAGAATTAAATGCAGGTGCAAGTGGTAGTTCTGTATTTCAACTTACAAACAACATTGTACAAGGAACTGTAAATTACCAAGGACCTGTTAGTTCTTCGGGACATGTTATCTCTCAAAATAGTATAGCAGGAACACTTACCTTAAATGTTCAATCAGGAAGTAGAGGACTCATCACTCAGGGTAATATTATCAATGGTGCAATGACCTTGAATGATAATACATTCTTTGCACCAGCATTAGCAAGCAATAATAATTTTACTAATAATAACATAAACGGAACATTTATTGTAAATCAAAGAGCATCTTCTTCGATTAATATGGGTTCTAACAACATTAACACTTGGACTTTATCGAATGATATGGATGCATCTGCAATCACAAATGCCAATTTAAGATTTTTAGGTATTGCAGGTAATGTGTTATTTGGAGCGGGGAATAATAACGTATATACATCGGGTAGTGCACCAGCAATCGCTACACAAAGAGCATTTTCTTCAAACATATTCGGTGGTACATTTATATCCGCATCTGCTGTTGCAAATGGTACAGACGCAAATATGGTATCAACGATAGGCGTTGGACATGACTTAAATATAGTAGGTACTGCTAGAAGAGATGCATCAAATCTTACAGGAGCAGGTGCAACACAAGGTTCTGCATTCTTTGGTAGATATAATAAATTAGGACAAGGATTTAATACAACTGCGGAAGTAATTCTTGCAGTAGGTACAGGTACATCAGGTAGTGCAGGTATTACAAGAAAGACAGGCTTCTTAATTGATTCAGGTTCTAACTCATTCTTTGAAGGTAGTTTGACTGTATCAGGTAGTACAACACTTTCTGGTAGTGCATTTATAAATAACTTACAAAACGGAGTAACTGCTAATGTCGTAACATATGATACAACAACAGGTGAATTAAGAAAAGCATCACTTGCAGATATTACATCAGCATCTTTTGACGGAGCAGAGTTCTGGTCAACAATAACTGAAAGTGGAAGTGCAGGAGTAAGTGGAAGTATTACATTTAATAATTCAGGTAGTGTAGCGGGCATATCTTTGGTAAACGATACACAGATAACTTTAGCGCAAGCCGGAACTTACAACATTCAATTCTCTGCACAAGTTGATACATCAGCAGGAGCAGATACTGTTTACTTATGGTTTAAAAAGAACGGAGTTAACATTGCTGATTCTGCAAGTAAAGCAGTATTAGCAAATAACACTGCTCAAATTATAACTGTAAACATATTAGATGCAGGAGTAGCAAATGATTACTATGAATTAGCATATCAAACCTTAAACGGAAATGCGACTGTATTGTATGAACCTGCAAGTGGAAACATACCTGCAATCCCATCAGTAATCCTAACAGTCACACAAGTAAGATAAAAAATTAAAAAAATAACTATTTCTAAAAATAGTATTGTTAAAACTAAAATAAACAAACATGAACGCGAAACAAGTATTAAATAAGATAATGACACTTTTAGCAAAAGACGAAGTAGAATTAACTTATGCAAAGTTAGCAGACGGAACAATCGTAGAGTCTGCAACATTCGATGTAGGTGAAGACCTATTTGTAATTTCAGAAGATGGAACTAAAACTCCAGCGCCAGACGGAACACATGAACTTATGTTGAAAGACACAGAAGGAAATGAAACTCTTTTAAAAGTTATCTCTAAAGATGGTAAGATTGTAGAAAGAGAGAATGTTGAGTTAGCAGATGCTGATGCAGAAACTGCAGAAGTAAAAGACTTACCTAACACAGATGTAAAAGATAAAGCAAATGAAATTGCTGATATCGAATCTCCGGCTAACAATTCAAAAGGATTAAAGCCTGCATCTATGATGGCAGAAGAAACAGAAGAAGTTGGCCCATTACCTTCAACTGGTGACGGAATGCCTGCTGATACTGAATCAGAAGATGAACCATCAATTGAAATCGAATTAAAAGATATGGTTGAGAAATTAGCTTATCGTATTGAAGAGATGGAAAAGAAGATGATGGAAATGGCTGAACCTAAAATGGATGAAGAAGTTGTTGATAAAGAAGCTGAAGTTAAAGAAGAAGATGATGTTGAAATGGAGTTACCTAAATTAGATGGTGCACCAGTTGAAACTAAAATGGCTTCAGTAGAATCAAACAGAAAAAATTATGGTAAGAAATCTATGAACACTCAGGATTCATTCTTATCAAAACTTTATAAATAAAAATTATTAAACTCATTTAAATTAAAAAAATGAAAGCAAAACAAAATTTCGCATTACCTACAATTACTAGCACTTACGCTGGTGAGTTTGCAGGTCAATACATCGCAGCAGCGTTGTTAAGTGCAAGAACTTTGGATAACAAGCTTATTGAAATTCACCCTAATGTGAAGTACAAAGAAGTAATCCAAAAATTAGACGTGTCTGGTATCGTACAAGACGCATCTTGTGATTTCGTAACTTCAGGTAGTGTTGCATTGTCTGAAAGAATTTTAGAACCAAAAGAATTACAAGTTAACTTACAATTATGTAAGCAAGAGTTTGTAGACAGTTGGGAAGCGTTACAATTAGGATATAGTGCATTTGATACTATCCCTGCTAATTTCAACGATTACTTAATCTCTTATGTTGGTGGTAAAGTTGCAGAAGCAACTGAGCAAAACATCTGGCAAGGAACTAACACAAATGGTTCTTTCACAGGTTTCGAAACATTATTCTCTGCTTCAATCGCAGCAGGTGGTGCAACTGCAGTATTAGCTGCTAAGTCTGGTAGCGTTATCATCTCTGGTAGCATTACTTCAGCAAACGTATTATCTGTAATGAACTCTGTATTAGATACAGTACCTGCAACAGTATATGGTAAGCAAGACTTATTATTCTACGTTGGTACAGGTGTTGCAAAGGCTTACCAACAAGCTTTAGCTGGTGGTGCTATCGGTGCAAACGGATGGAACAACCAAATGAACGTTGGTGAAAAACCTTTCAACTTCAATGGTGTTGAAATCGTATTATGTCCTGGTATGTCTGCTAACAAGATTGTTGCAGCTCAAAAGAGCAATTTGTTCTTCGGGACAGGGCTTTTATCTGACTACAATACAGTTAAAGTATTAGACATGGCAAACATCGATGGTTCTCAAAATTACAGAATTGTAATGAGATACACAGCAGGTGTTCAGTTCGGTATCGGACAAGACATCGTTTACTTCGGTGCTTACTAATAAAAAATAAATAAAGGGTGGGTTAAACACTCACCCTTTTTAATAACAAATTAAAACTTAACAGATATGGCTTGTAATTTATCAGCTGGAAGAAATGAAGTATGTAAAGATAGTATCGGTGGTCTAGCCGCAGTATACTTTTTAAACTTTACTACTGGCTCTTTCACTAAGAACGCGAGTGGTGAAGTAACTGCATTCCCTTCAGGAAGTACAGTATACGCATACACTTTGAAAGGTACGAGTGCATATACTGAGACAGTTAATACATCTCGTGAAAATGGTACAACTTTCTTCTCACAAGAATTAGTTCTTAACTTGAAGAAGTTAACAAACGAAATGACTACTCAATTAAAGCTTATGGCTTATGGTAGACCTCAAATCGTTGTACACACAATGAACGGAGATGCTTTATTAGTAGGTGAAGTAGAAGGTGCAGATTTAACTGCTGGTACAATCCAAACAGGAGCAGCAATGGGAGACCTTTATGGTTACTCAGCTACTTTTACTGGTCAGGAGAAATTACCTGCAGCATTTATCTCTGGCTCTACAACAACAAATCCTTTCGCAGGATTAGGTGGAAACCCAGTTGTTGTTTACGGAACTAATAGCTAAACTCAGTATATCACAAATATATTATAAAGACCCTACTCAAATGAGTGGGGTTTTTTTATTCACTATATTTAATAATTCCAATGTTAGACATAAGAACAAACTAATACGAGATAATGCTTACCTATTTTATATCTGGCAGTAATAATTACACAGTTAGAGTATCACAAACTACTTCTAATGCATTTACGATGTCACTTCAAGATATGACAAGACTTACAAATATTAACGCATCATTAACTGGAATAACTTATAATGATTGTGAAAGTATGTTAAGTTTTACTGCTTCAGTTAGTAATGCCGTAATAGGTGAGGAATATAGAGCATATATAACGGATGGAGTTAATACACTTTGGAATGGTTCATTACAAGTATTTACACCACAAACAATAGATAAGCCTGTATATAAAACACAGAATGATGGATTTATATCTCATCCTTCTGATAATGAATACATTATTATTGCTCCTGGTATTCCAACTACAACAACTACAACTACAACTACGGCGGCACCAACAACGACTACAACAAGTACAACATCTACTACAACTACAACTACTGCTGGAACTACTACAACAATTGCACCAGGAACTGAGAATGCTGATTTTAGATTTCTAAAACAAGCTGGTGGAATGGGATTTGATGTATGTATGACTGGTAGTATGATTGATGGAACAATTGATAGTATAATAATACATCAGTATAAGTTATTTATGAGTAGTGACTCAAATTGTACAGTACCTTATGGAACTAGTTGGGATTTAGCTGTCACACCATTGATATACAATTTTAATGGATTAATTCAAAGAGTATGTACATCGGGAGGAGATATTAGTGCAGGAACATATTATAGAAGTAGAGTAAGTGGAAGTTTACAATTCCAATATCAACCAGGTAATTTGGTAACTCCTCTTTTATCATTTGATATATCAGGTAGTGGATATCAAGATTTAACTTACGCAGGAAAAACATTAAGAGTATACGGAGCAGGCTGTATATTAAACCCAACAGGTTCGGGTTGCGATTAAAATTTAGAAAAAACAGAATATGAAAAAAGAAACGAAACTTTCTATTGTAAATGTAACAAATAATCAACTTCCTTATATTACAGAGGATACTAAATCTCGTCACGCATGGGTGCCATTCGGTATCTATGGACATGACGACTTCTTTGACGCAGTTAATATCGCATACAATGCATCAACAACTAATGCTGCATGTGTAGAAGGTATCGCTGACTTAATATATGGTAAAGGTTTATACTCAAAGAATGAAGTATTCAATGAAACATTACAAAAGATAATTCCACAAGAAGAAACTAAAAGAATTTCATTTGATTTGAAATTATTTGGTAATGCAGCATATCAAGTTTATTGGAATGATGACCATACTAAAATAGTTAAGATGTATCATACTCCAATTCAGACTCTACGTGCTGAGAAGTTATATGATAATCCAAAGATAGAAAACTATTATTATTGTGTAGATTGGAATGACCAGAGAAAGGTAAGAGATAAGAAAAAGATACCTGCATTTGGGACTTCGAGAGAAAAGATGGAAATACTATGGGTAAAGAATTATACTCCAAATTTGTACTATTATAGTTTGCCTGATTGGGTTTCTGCAATGCAGTATTCAATCGTTGAAGGTGAATTATCAAACCTACACCTAAACAATATTGAAAATGGTTTCTTACCAATGGTGATGTTGAATATGAATAGTGGAGTTCCTGCACCTGAAGAAAGACAAACAATAGAAGATTTACTATATGCTAAATTTACAGGTACTAAAAACGCTGGTAAGTTTATGTTGTCGTTCAATGACGACCCTACAACTAAACCGACAATCGATGTTATTCAAATCGATAACCTACACGAAAAGTTCCAGTACGTTGCAGAATACGCACAAGACAGAATCTTAGTAGCACATAGAATTACATCTCCTTTATTGTTCGGTATTAGAACTGCAAACAACGGATTTAGTTCTCAATCAGAAGAAATGATGACTGCGTTTAGTATCATGCAGTCTATGACTATTTCTCCATTTCAAAACTTAATCTTAAATACATTGGATATGGCATTAAGAGAAGGTGGTTATACTGAAACTGAATTATACTTTGAACAATCTACTCCATTGGTAATTCTATCTCAACAAGCAGAAGAGCAAGATAAGTCTGTTTCACAAGTTGAAGATGAAACAAATGAATCATTGGAAAATCCTGCAACTACTGAGGAAAGTGGAGACCAAACAGTTGAAGAACCATTACCAAATAAAGCAGAAGAAGAAACATTCAGAATGCCAACATCATTAAGTAAAGAATACGAAATATATAAATAACCATTATGGCAACAGCACTTTTTATAACAAGAAACGATATCATAAAGAATAGTCCTTTACAGGGTGCAATAGATGCAGATGCTCTATTACCTTTTATGAATACGGCACAAGTAAAGTATATTAAAAACCTTATCGGTACAGTTTTATACGATTACTTACAGGCTCAAATCATTGCAGGAACTGTTGGCAGTTTATCCGCAGCTTATCAAGACTTATTAGACGACCATATTAAACCAACTTTGATTTGGTATACATGTGTTGAGTATATACCATTTAGTTCTATACAATTTAAATCTAATGGAGCAGTTAAACAATCTTCTGAACAAGCAACTGCACCTTCTAAATTAGAAATAGATTATCTTAAACAACAAGCTCAATCAAATGCTGACTATTATGCTTTAAGATTACAAAACTATTTGATATCTTATTCAAATGAGATACCACAATATTTAGAATCAGTAGGTAACCAAACACAGATATATCCAGACCAAACAAATCAATACTTTGGTGGTATTCAATTATAATAAATTTCAATATGTCTTATTTACAATATAATCAGGGAGTTAATTACACTCTATACTACAATGTCTTAGATTACTTTGAGACTATTATGACCAATCACCCTTCAATAACAAAGGTGACTACTGGTGATATTGCTAGTGTAGATGAAAGAGAGTTTCCTATGTATCTATTTGGTAATGTAAACATATTATCAAGTAGAATAATAGACTCAACAACAAATCACGAAGTGCAATTAGTAATCGCAGATAAGATTAAGAATAAAAATAACGAATCTAATCCTGTAACTAATGCACAGATAATTCCATTTTATGGAGTAGATGATACGATTGATATTCTAGCAAACACATTAGCAATTATAAACGATTTAACCTCGTTTACTCAGTATTCGGTATCTTCATTCGACATAGATGGAGAAATCGTCTGTGAACCCTTCGTAGACCGATTTAACAATGGTTTAGCAGGACATGTTGCAACCTTTACATTAACTACACCTAACTCTAGACCAAGATGTTTGTTCGACCTTTATCCATCAGGGTCTTATACAAATAATTCTGACTGTTAATGGCAATTAAGAAACATCCACAAGAAATAAAGAAAGTTGCATTATCAATTAGGAATGTAGCATCAGCTATTGCACCGAGAGATACAGGCAATCTTCGTAATGTATTGAGGTCTTACAATACACCTGAAAGAATGATATCTTATAAACCAAATGGTGAAGTAGATATTAAATTCTTCTTTGCTCCTCCTGGTGCAACATATGGTAAGTATTGGAATAGTCCATTTGGTACAGGCAATGGAAGAACTGCAAAAATCCGTAAGAGATATCCTCAACATTTTGACTATGCTGCAAAAGCAATGAAAGACCCTGAGATTAAAGAATCTATTAAAGCATATGCTAGAGCATTAGGAGTTCAAGTTGCAACTGAAATAAGAGAATCAGTAAGAAAGAAATAGACATCACTTATTTTTTGTTTTTGAATGGTTAGATAAGAAAAGAATTAGCAATGGCTTTATCTATAACGCAAACACCAGCAACGGCATCGTTAGCACAATCACCAATTATATTTACAGTTAGTGAATCTGATTCTGGTTTGTTATCATCTGCATCGTTTCAATATATTGGAGAACTTTATTATTGGACAGGTGCACCAACTAATTCTGGCTCACAATCTGATTATACAATTGTAAAATATGCAAATAGTGCAGACGTTGGTATTTTTGACTTAAATAGAATTATCAACTCTACCTTAACAGATTATGCAGAAGCTAATACTTCAAATGTAGTTTACTTTGCAGTTGACTTTTATACTCAATATTTTTCAGGTACTCAATTTATAACAGGTAGTCATCTTAAAACTTCAACATATAAAGCATTAGATGGTTATGGTATATTCCAAGAACCAATAGGACAGGCAATAAATTTAAAAACTCCTTATTGGCCTTTGATGACTGATGGCCCTGCAACTCAATCTGTATTCATAGATAATAAAGGTTTAGCAGGTGTGTACGCAGGTAATGTTGGTACAACACAACCTACAAAAATAATATACAATTCAAACTTAGGTGCTGCTTCTTTCACATTTTCTTCAAATGAATCTAGCTCTGCACAAATAGTACAATATCCTATTGGGCCTGGTGAAAGTGGATTTCCATTATCAAATATTGGATTAGAATATTTTACAGTTCAGGCATTTACTGAAACCGAATCATTGGGTGCACCGATTAAATACGATATAGTATGTAAACAAAAATATCCTAATGTAAGAATTAAGTGGAAAAATAGATATGGACAATTTGATTGGATGAACTTTGACTTAGTAAGTAGAGAATCATTTCAAACTGAAAGAAGAACATATCAACCACAATTAGGTAGTTGGGAAAGTTCTACACTATCATATCAAAATTATGATACAGCAAATGCTGCATACATTGTAGATTCAAAACAAGCTTTAAGTGTAAATTCAAATTGGTTAGACGATGCATATAATGATATACTAAAACAATTATTAGTATCAGACGAAATCTATTGGATTTATAATGAAGCAGATGACTTATTAAGACCATTGACTATTGCAACTCAAAATATAGTATTCAAAACGGGTGTTGTGGATAAATTAATACAATATCAATTTGATTTCCAATATGGACAACCTTATAAGCTTATCATCTAATGGGAATAATTAGTACACAATCATTTACTTTTAGATTAATGGCAGGAGACCCTGCTATACAATTAGATATATTTGACGATGAAGATATACAATTATCGAATAATATTACAGGTCTATTTGATGTGGGTGTTTTACCTTCTAATTTTACCAGACAGATAAGTGTGCCTGGAACGAAAATAAACAACGCATTTTTCCAACATGTCTACGATATTAGTATTGACTCACCATTTCTATTTGCTACCAATATAAAGGTTCCTGCATACTTTGATTTCGATTCTGTATACCTATCGGATGGTTACTTACAATTGAATAAAGTAAATGTAAAAGCAAATAAGTTTATTGAGTCTTATGAGATTACAATATATGGTAGTTTATCTTCATTTGGTAGAGACATTAATAGAAAATATTTAACTGATTTAACTACATTAACACAATACAATCACACCGCATCTTATGATAACATATCAGCAAGTTGGGGCGGTAATTTATTTAGTGGGGATATTGTTTATCCTCTAGCAGATTATGGTAGTGGATATGCATTTACACAAGGTGCATTAGAAATATATGGTATAGATGACCAAGATGGTGCATTGTGTGTTCAAAACTTCAAACCAGCTATTAGAGTTAAACCTGTATTAGATGCAATCTTTGCAGAAGCAGGATTTACATATTCCTCATCGTTTATGTCAGAGCCATTTATAAGTGAACTTTATATGGTTTGTAATAACTCACTAAAATATCCTGAGTTTACTGGCGTTGATTTGGAAACATATGGTAAAATAAAAATAGGTGCAATATCAGGTAGTGGTATGACAGATATAACACT